GGACCTTTGATGGTTCAGCGGCTGCAGAACTATACGCAGAACTGAGTCAGAAGAGACACGAGATCGAGGATAGTCTGAAGGATCTATTTCCACCGTGGGAAGTGACTGAAGACTTCTATCCAAAGCGAGACAACAAGACACTCGGATACAAGAAGGACGAACTGTTTGTCAAAAGCAAGACAGTCTACTTTAACGCAGGGTCTCGTCAGCATATCCAGAAGTGCCTCGAGGATAAGTACAACTGGAAGCCCAAACAATGGACAGACAGCGGTCAGGCCAAGATCGACGAAAAGGTCTTAAACGCCCTTCCCTTCCCAGAAGCCAAGAAACTAGGTGAGTTCTTTCTACTACAGAAACGGATCGGCATGTTGGCTGAAGGTAATGGATCATGGATGAAGAAGGTCAGTGACGACGGCAGACTACGACACACTATTGTGTCCAACGCTTGTACCTCGTCGAGAGCGGCTCATCGATCACCAAACTTGGGTCAGGTGCCTAGCGCCGGATCTGCGTATGGCAAAGAGTGCAGAAGTCTCTTTGGTCCTCCTAAAGGTTGGGTCATGTGCGGCACAGATTTGTCAGGCATCGAGGCGAGAGCATTAGCCTCTTATCTCCATCCTTATGATGGCGGTGAGTACTGTAAGGTGATCCTCGAGGGCGACATCCACACCTTCAATCAAAAGGCTGCAGGTTTAAAGACGCGCAGCCAAGCGAAAACATGGCTCTATGCAACGCTTTTCGGGGCAGGTGACGCCCTGATAGGACAGATAGCAGGTGGTAACGCCTCGCTCGGAAGAAGACTAAAGCAAAACTATGACAAGGCCGTTCCGGCTTTTGCCACTCTAAAGAAACGACTAAAGCAAGCCTATAAACGAGGGTACATCAAAGGCATCGATGGACGGAAGTTAAAGATCCGTAGTGAGCATCGCTGTCTAAGCCAACTTTTGCAATCATGCGGAAGCATTGTGTCAAAGCAGTGGGTGATGATGACCTTCGATGAAATCAAGAAACAACACGGCAACGATGCTTTTATCATGGGGTGGATCCACGACGAGATGCAGATTGCTTGCCGGAATAATGAGGTAGCAGAAAATGTCGGTAATATCGCTAGACGAATGGCGAAAGAAGCAGGAGTTGCTCTCGGACTTAAAATCCCCATCGCCGCAGAACATACCGTGGGACAAAATTGGTGTGACACACACTGATGTCGATGAACACCTAAGTAATCTAGTATCCCTCTATATCGTTCTCGATAGATCTTGGCGTAACCCATTCACAGTGAAGTCTGACTTTGCTCGGAAGGGTGCGATGCACGTTGCTATAGCGGCATCTGAGGGGTTCATAACAACTAAAGTCGATACGGACGTCTGGGGATCACGATGGTGCATCACAGACGTCGGTATGGAAACGAAAGGAGAAATCGATGAAGTCCTTAAAGAAATCCTTCCACCAGACAACCCTGCTGATTGACGGAGACCTCTATCTCTATCGCGTACTCAGTGCGTGTGAAACTGAGACAGACTGGGGAGAAGACATCTGGAGCCTGTCTACGGATCTGAAAGAGGCTAAGAAAGCCTTCGACGAAATGATGGAGTTCTTCAAACTCAAGTTACGAGCGGAAGATATCATCATAACTTTTTCTGGACACAACAACTTTCGAAAGTCGGTAGAACCTACTTACAAAGCAGGTCGAAAGAAGACTAGAAAGCCGATTGGTTATCCAGTGATGATCGATTGGATTAAAGATAACTATGAGGCCATCCAAATTGACAGTCTCGAGGCTGATGATGTCATGGGCATCATGGGTTCAGTAGAAGGCACAAAAGCCATCATCGTGTCTGACGATAAAGACATGAAGTCTATACCATGTCGTCTGTACAGACCGCAATCCGACGAGCGTCATGATATCTCTCTGCAAGATGCAGATAGGCAATTCTTTACGCAGACGCTGACTGGAGATGTTACGGACGGTTACGCAGGTTGTCCAAAGATCGGACCAAAGACTGCAGAAAAAGTGCTTGGCATGTCGCCTAATTGGCGGCTTGTCGTCAACGCCTATCAAAAAGAAAAACTCGACTTTAACTATGCGCTGACTCAAGCGCGACTTGCTCGGATCCTTCGTTCCACTGATTGGGATGATGAAAAGGGTGAGGTAAAACTATGGGAACCTGCTGCATGACTACTACAATGGAACAAAACATCCTCAACAACTGGAGCGAGTACGAAAGAATGTGCAAGGCAGAGTGTGAACGCTTTGCTCGATACAACGGTCATAAGCGTAACGCTTGGGTACACGAGAGAAATATCTTGTATGACGTAGAAACCTATGCCGACAGAGAGCGCATGTCAGATAACAAAGCGTCTACTCGTCAGCAGATTAGGGACAGATGCTCTCGGATTGTCGAACTCCACAACCAAGGAATGACTTGGGCAAAGATTGCACAGGTGATGGGAACTCCGATTAGAAACATCGGTCGAGTCCTGAGAAGCCGAGGATACCAACCGAATGTCTAAAGACGATATAAAAGCACCTGATCATTACACTCAGTTTCCGATTGAGCCGATCATATTTATCCAAAAAAACCGCTTCGAGTTCTGGCGAGGCAACGTCATCAAGTACGTGTGCCGCGCAGGATACAAAGACGATGAGATCAAAGATTTAGAAAAAGCAAAAAGATACATCGAAATGCGGATCAACGAACTAAAGGGAAAAGAAATCAATGAATAACTACCTACCTACCGATTATCAGGCGTTCATCCACACAAGTCGATATGCTCGATGGATTGAGGATGAGGGACGTAGGGAAACTTGGACTGAGACAGTAGATCGCTATATGTCGAATGTGGTCGGAGATAAAGTCAAGAGAGAGGTCCACAAAGAGATAGAGGAAGCCATCCTCAACCTCGACATTATGCCATCCATGAGATCGATGATGACCGCAGGTCCTGCATTGGAACGAGACCACCTTGCAGGTTACAACTGCTCTTACACACCTATCAATCATTATAGATGCTTTGATGAGGTCCTATATATCCTATTGAACGGAACTGGTGTCGGCTACAGCGTTGAAAGTCAGTTCGTCAATAAACTCCAAGGCGTTCCAAGTTCTCTCTATGAGTCAGACCTAAATAACATCATCACCGTCCTAGACTCCAAAGAAGGATGGGCTGATGCCTATAGGCAACTCATCGAGGAACTTTACCTCGGCAGAATACCAAAGTTTAACATCTCTCAAGTTCGCCCTGCAGGAGCCCGACTAAAGACATTCGGTGGACGTGCGTCTGGACCACAGCCACTTGTGGATCTGTTCGATCATACGATCACGACGTTCCAAGGTGCAGTCGGGAGAAACCTAACGCCTCTCGAGGTCCATAGCATCATGACTAAGATTGGTGATGTAGTTGTGGTCGGCGGTGTGCGAAGGTCAGCCATGATCAGCCTCTCGGACCTCGGTGACACTGAAATGCGTGAAGCCAAGAGTGGCGAGTGGTGGAAAGACAACCCTCACTTCGCTTTAGCCAATAACTCTGTAGCCTACTCTGAGAAGCCAAGTCACGAGGCATTCATAGAGGAATGGAATGCTTTAGTTGCATCAGGATCTGGTGAACGTGGCATCTTTAATCGCAAGGCAGTCCAAGATCGGTGTTTAGCCGATGGTAAGCGAGATCCAGAGGCTCTCTATGGCACCAATCCTTGCAGCGAAATCACCCTTTTACCACACCAACTGTGCAATCTAACAGAGGTTTGCATTCGCCAGACTGACACAATGGACTCGATCTGCCGCAAAATTAGACTGGCCAGTATCTTAGGAACCATCCAAGCAACCTTCACCTACTTCCCCTACCTCCGTCCAATCTGGAAAGAGACGACAGAGAAAGAGGCACTGTTAGGCGTATCGATGACTGGGATTATGGACAACACCCTGACCAACGGTAAGCAACCGAACCTAAATTCTCGACTACAGATGCTACGAAAGATTGCTGTGGATACAAATGCGTTCTATGCCAATCAGTTGGGTATCAATAAGTCGGCTGCAGTCACAGCGGTCAAGCCAAGTGGGACGGTTTCACAACTGTGTCAAACGGCTTCTGGGATTCACGCTCGATACAATGACTTCTACATTCGTACAGTGCGTGGAGACAATAAAGATCCACTGACGCAGTTCATGATTGACCAAGGGATACCTAGTGAGCCATGTGTTATGAAACCTGATCAAACGACTGTCTTTAGTTTTCCAATAGAGAGTCCGGTCGGATCTATAACTCGGCATGATATGACAGCCATCGACCAGTTAAATATGTGGCTCATGTACCAAAGGCATTATACTTGCCATAAGCCGTCAGTGACCGTCGATGTAGGAGAAGATGAATGGGAAGAGGTAGGTGCATTTGTCTACAAGTACTTTGACGAAATGTCTGGTGTCTCTTTCTTGCCAAAGTTCGAGCATACATACCAACAGGCTCCTTATCAGGACTGCACAGAGATGGAGTATGAGGCAGCCAAGCGAAAGATGCCTAGTCGCATCGACTGGGGCAAACTTACAGAATACGAGAAAGAGGACAACACTAAAGGCAGTCAGACAATGGCTTGCGTTGGTGGCGTCTGTGAACTCGTAGACATTGAGGCAGCGTAAAGAAATCCCAATAAGACCTTTGGGAAAACATCGGTTTGGGATTTACCAAAAAAACAAGAGGCCCTTTGGGGCCTTTTAGTACAACAGGAAAATAAACGTAATGTTTACGGTAGAAACCGAAGATAATCACAAGAAGATTGTCGCTCTGGATACCAATGGTGAACAAGAAGACATAGAGGTTTACATTGATCGAGATGGTCGTGTGTTTATTAGGCAATGGACCGAAGATCTACAGGAGTATCAAGTACTATTTTTATCAGCCAGCCAGTTCTGGTCATTAATCTCTATTACCGAGTTAGAAGGCAAAGAGGGATTGTTTAGCATAGAGACTGACATATAAACGGTGGAGGGAACGGCTGTTCAGATTAACCGATCACACTCGTTCCCCCCTGATACCGAAGCACCGACAGTGGTATACTATAACATTGAGAACATTGCAAACATTTGAGACTTAATAAGTGGGCATAGAGCCATAAAGATATTATATGGCTGCAAAAAACACTGATCAAAGGGCTTGTGTACCTGAGACCAGTGCTAAAAGTTGGAAAGATATACGATCACCTTACCTTTCGTTGCTAACAGATCTATCTGACCATTAGTTGGGCAGCGATCTGTGTTTTTTTGACTCTGTTTCTAAAGCCGTTCTCAAAGTGCTTCCATGCCTCAATACGCTTGTAAAACTCCAGACGGTTCTCAGAGAACTTCTTTATGAAGTCTGTTTGATCCATAGCGTTGATAGCGGCGACTGTCTTTGGTCCTATGAGTCCATCAACCACCACATTTCCGACTGTCTGTTGGGCTATCTTTACACTACGTCTCGGGCCCGAATGAACGGCAAGATCGAAAAGTAAAAGGTCGCAGCCGTCACTAAGGCTGTCCCCTCGAACTTTATCCCAGTATCTATCTTTGTAGATGGGGGACACGTCCTCTATTGTGAGGTTCTTTATCTCTTCTTTAGTGACTTCTCGTCCTACCCAGTTTTCATAGGTCTTTTTAGTGACACCCATGTTAGTAGCGCCACCGTTATCGCGTGGGTCATCAACATAGCCACCTTCTGACTTGAGTATCTGTGCTAGACACTCGATCCAATTATCTTTCATTTTGCGACACCCTTTATCTTCTCGAAACTCCTGAGACCTGCCATCCCTAAAAGGGCGAACACCATCTCGAACAATGCGTCCTCGGGGAAAGTCGGCAGCACCATGGTAGATCCCGAGATCGCTACCGCCCACTGCAAAAGTGGTTGAACGCAGAAGAAGTAACAGACCCCGACACCTGCCGACCAACCGATAAACGGTCTCCATC